AATTTACCTTCAGCCCCTAACGTTAAAGCCCTTACTGTTATATAATCAGTAGCCGTTAATAACGTATAAGCATTGTCTAATACATATAAAATTCCCGGATTTAAACTAGTATCATCACTTTTAAATGTTGATTGAGCAGGAATAACAGCTCCAATTGTACCAACTACTTTAATTGAATACTGAGCGGCAACAGCTGCGAATGGAACTCTTCCTAGTTTGATTGTTCCAAAACGGATTAATGTCTCTTCATCGCACGTATCGGGAGCAACGTTTTTTTGTAAAGCTGCTATTACCAAATAATATATTTTTAATTTTGCAGCATGAACAGCCGCAAAGCATCTTAGTACAGCTTTACCAAATGGATTAATATTAACCCCATATTCAGTGTTGATGTCAGCGATTATGCCAGTGTAAAGCGAATTTAATGTTGGAATTGTTATCATATAAAAAAATCATTGTTAAAATCTATTGCGAAAAAATCACCGCTTGCTTTTTTAATAAAATTAATTATTGCCACTTTTTCATCACCGGTTTGAAAAACACCTCTTATCTCAACCGATACTTTATTTGTTTCAGGAATTGAAACGACAACAGTTAAAGTAACACCTAAATCAGAAAGATATTTTAAATCTGTTTTTATAGCATTTTCAATTTTAACACGGCCAATACTTGTTAATTCAGTTGTATTTAATATTCTTTCAGTATTTGAATTAAACTGTAAAGCAGCCTGAGACGGGAACAATAAACTATTACCCCACCAATCCTTTGAGTCGGCCAATGTTATTGTAGCCTCTGTGTTTTGTTCTACATTACCCCCAAACATTGATAAATAAAACTGATTTTCATTACCATTAACAATTGCCAAATCATTACCGAGCAACTGTAAGTCGCCTCCGTTTAATGTTTCAATTATTGCTAGATCAAAAAATCCCATATTTATTTTTTAGTACTCATTGTTGAAGTCATTTGAGGCATCACACTAACGCTTTTAGTTCCACCACTATTAAAATCTACTGGTACATTTCCATCATTTTTAACTGTTATTGTAGCATTAGCATTAGCGTTATTTGTTGTAGTCGTATTTTCTGCCTGAGCCACTTTTGTACTTTGAAAATTCATAGCATCTTTAACACCAGGTTGTGATGTTACCATTTTCATTGCCCATGAACTTTCAAGATCTTTAATTTTTTGCTGACGATTTGCAGACTGAGCCGCCTCACTTCCTCCAACATCTGCAGTACTTCCTTTTCTAGTCAATACATTATTAGTATAAAGAGCGGCATTCATAGCAGATAAATTAGCTAGTGACTGATTTTCTTTAATATAGTTCTGTCTATCCTTAGCGCCTTGCGCCATTTTCTTTTTTTCATTGGCATAAGCAACATCAGACATTCCACCAGTTGCATTCTGAAAACCATACCATATAATTTTCATTCCATCAACAGTAGTAGCGAATGCATTCGACATTACTCCCCACATTGATTTTGCTTGATAAACAAAAGCATCAATTGAATAACCCATTCCGGTCATCATTATATCCCATTGATCACCCCAGCCTTGATATTGACTTGCTAAATACGCAAGCCCTGCAACTAGTCCGGCAACGGCTGCTATTACTAATCCAATTGGGTTTGCAGTCATTGCAGCATTCCATAACCACTGAGCTGCCGTAACTGCTTTTGTAGACCATTCATAAGCCTTTAATGCTAAAGCACTTTTACCAACTGCTACAGATACTATTCCAGTTAAAGCACCTTGAATACCTAAAGCAATATTTAAACCGCCAGTAACTAAAGAGGTTGCTATTATAGAAGCTTTCCATATTGCAAAAAATTTAATAACATTTATTCCAACTGCAACAATTGTATCTAAATTATCAGTTACGTAGCTAATTGCACTTTTAGCACGTTCTAATCCTGAACTTGCAGCATTACTACTAGTAAGCATATTAGTCCAAGCATTACTCAATTCAGACAATCTATTAGAAAGTGTATTTGAATTTATACCTGCTGCTAATTGAGCTTCTTTAGTTCCAGTAACTCCTTTTGTATATTCTTTTATTAAGTCTGTATTATTTAATAAAATTCTTCCAACTCCTAAATTTATCAAACCAAAAGTATCAGTTACATAAGCATCTTTTTCTTTTGCTGTTTTTAGTTTATCAAACTTTACCTTTGCCTCTTCTAAAGCATCATTTATTTTAAATTGACCAGAAGCGTACCCCATTCCTGATTTTTGTAAATGAACTAATGAACCTTTTAATTGAGTTCCAGCCTCTGCTCCAAATATTGAAAATTTTCCAAGCGTTTGAACTAACCCTACCGATTCTTCAAGTGTAACGTTTGCTCCTGCCGCAACTGATCCAAACGTTACAAACGCCTCTGCCGTTTGAGTTATACTTGATGCTCCAACAGCCTGACCTGCGGCTAATATATTTATAGTTTTATCTGCTTTATCTGCGGAGTAACTAAATTGGTTCATTATGCCGACTAAATTTTCAGCACTTACACCTAATTCATCCTTACTTGCTTTTGATAAAGTAATAGCAGCGGCTGACACCTGACTTAATCCTTTTGCTGTATCTGCAAATTTTGAGTTTAACCCTGCTATCTTTTCAAATGAAGTAGCAACATCTACTGTACTTTTTCCGGTTGATTTTGCAACTGAACCAATAGCTTTTTCAAATTTAGAAAAATCAGCATCATTTAAGTCTGAAACTATTGTTCTGAAACTTTGAACAGCCTCTTCATAATTCATTATTGAATCAATAGAAGATTTTCCTAACATAAAAGCCCCTCCAACAACTGCCGCAGTTGATGCCATTGATAGCATTTCTTTTGTTGCAGAACTTAACCCCGGAGTTAATTTTCTAAACGCTCTTTCACTTCTTGCTCCTAACGCTTCTGCTTTTTGGGTAAATCCATCTAAACCTCTACCCATACTGCGTAACGATGGAGACATTTTGTCTTCAGCGGTAAATATGCTAGGTATTATAAGTGGTTTTGACATTTATTATTTTTGTGGACTCATTCTTTTTATTAATTCTAAAACTCTATCGTACCAATAAACAATTCCATTGTAATCTTGTCTATCAAAAAAAAGGCTACCCAAATCTTTAGGCAGCCATTTAAGTTCTAATACGACAGTAGTTATTACTGTATCTATACTCGCATCGTCTTTATCTAGGCCATAAAAAAAAACGATAAATAGTCGGCCAATGAATTATCTTCAGAGTCCATTTCTTTAATTATTGCCGAACTTTGTCCAGTTAATGCAGAAATGTAAGCGATAGATTGTTCAAGTGGTCCTGGCGTTTTAATGTTTTGCGTTCTATCTTGAATTTCCTTTAAGGTTAAACGCGGCTTATATTCTAATTTCTTAACGGTACCAATAGGAAATTTTAAAGTATGCGAGAAAATAAAAGTTTCAGGATCTAAAACTAAAAGACCTTCCATCATTGCTTCAACTAAATAAGCAATATTGCCTTTTAAAGTTTCACGTTTCTTTGGTGAGATTTTTTTATAATCTAACCATGAGTTAACTTCTTTTTCAGCTTGTTCTTTTGATATAGTGTCCATTATGCTTGTTTAGTTAATTGACCACCACCTGATAATTTTAAAGGGAATGTTGCTGCATTTCCATTTCCGGCAACATCACCAACCGGACGACCGGTTCCACCATAAATAGCTCCGGTACTATGAGATACTGTATAATCAGCATCTAAAGGATCACCTGCCAAAGCAGATAATTTCTCTAAATCTAAATTTACATTCATATCCCACGCAACAGTAACGTCTAATGACCAACGTTGACGGTTTAACTGAGTGATCATTCTACCACCTCCATCAACACCATTCATGTCATCATTAGAGCGAACGCCACCTAAATTAAAGGTGCTATCCTCTGCTGCTTTTATAAAAATAACACCACTACCTAAAGTTGGGTGATTATATGTAATTTCTGTTATGTCTCCACCTACTGGCATCGTATGTTATTTTTAAGTGTTTAATGTTCCAAAATTAAATCCCATTGTCGCAGTAGTTGCACTAATTCTAGCAACTCCACTACGTTTAATGCTAAATGTGGTTTCAAATCTGTTAGGATTAACAGAACTGATTCCAACTGATAAAGATGAATTACTAAATGCCGAATCAACAATTAATCCACGCGAAACTAAATCATCAAAATATTTTTTAATAATTTGTTTCCATTGTTTTGGTTTAACTACATTTTGACTTGAAACAATATCTTCATCATTTGCAATAACTTTTCCAACAACATAAAGTTGTTCAAGTAAATAATAACCATAACGGATATTCCAATCAATCATCATATCTCTACGATATCTGAATTGAGGTGGAATTTCTCCATCAGGATGGTAAGTTGTTACCGGATCTTTAACTTGATATTTACCGCTAACTAAATCAACTGTTGAACAGCCTTTTTTAACGAATAAATCACGGTTGTTATAATCTGCCATTGAACCAATCAATGTTGGTGTTGGCATGTCAGAATAAAATTTATTTAAAATATCTAACTCAGGTGTATTTTGAGCCGTTACAGCAAATAATACAGCATCATTAGCAGCAGCTTCCATTGGTAAACCTGTAGAAGCCGGAGCTGGAGATATTGAAATTGTACAATTTAATTTACGAGAATCTGTAATTGAACTAGGATCATCAGCAATACTTCCTGTTAAGGCGATTGTTGGCTTCATTACAATTCCAGTATAACGACCTGTAGGATTTGTATTGTCAGGAATACCATTGAATGCTTCTAAAGCATCCATGATACTTGTAACAGTACCATAACTATTAATAGTGATTGTATTCCAATCAGAACCATAAAGTGCTAAAGCTGGTGCAATAGATGGAGTTCCTGATCCTGATACTGTTGTATTAACCCAATAAGAAATTCCAACAGGATTATTATTTGTATCAACAGAAACTGTAATATCATTCGATGTTAAACCTTTCCATTTTGCGGTAAGAGTTGTAACATAATCATTATCTGAAGAAATTACCGGAGCGCCTAAAACAGCATTTACAACATCTGTAATTTTAGATGTAATAATTGCGATAGTATCACCGGCAACAACGTTAATGTTATAAAATTGAGAATCAACATTTGTACGACCAGCAATTTTAATTGTATGTGTTGCGTTTCCTGTTGCTACACCTGCTGGTGCAATTTGAATAACTTTAGCAACTGAACCAATTGCTGCTGCTTGTGGATAAAATACAATTGGAATACCACCTAATCCACCACCATTTAAAGGCAATGCGATACGCGCGATATGATAAGCAGGCGAACCATAACCATATTTTGCACCAACTGCTTGTGCAGATGTTGCTTGATAAGGTGTTAAATCCAAT